ACGTATTTGATCCTATAAATAACACGTTGATTGATGACGAAGACAAAAGTCTTGGTAATAAACTTGCGTTAAACAATGAAGAGTTGCAAAAAATTTTAAACATACCGGGTAGTAGGATAAAACAAGAGTTTTCTGTAGGCGGTATGCCCTACAGTATTTTTGGAAAACAAATAGATATTCCTCTTATTAAAGGAGTTACGTCAGGTCAACAGAATAAAAAAAGCGTTGAAGAAGGTTTTAAAAAATTAGAAAAATGGTTAAAGAATCCTACACCTGAAAACTGGGTTAAAACGTTTGGTAAAAATAATGCTTTTAGTTACCAATTAAGAAATTATTTGCAAGGCACTAGAAACATAGGTGCAGTCAAAGGCATGCCTACTGCAGAGAAAGTATTCGATGCAATCAATGTAAAAAAATTATTAACAGAATCTCAAATTAATAAAATATTAGAATTAGACACCGGAGGAAAAGGAGTTAGCCTTAAATCTAAACGAGCTAGAACTTTTGGAAATTTAAAATTTTCGATGGATGAAGTTATAGAAACAATTAAAAATTTTCAAAATGGTGAGCAATGGTTAAGAAGAAACCCTGATCAAACGGCTGTTGATACTGATGGTAAAAATAAATATAGAAAATATGCTAACGCTATTAAAAGCATGGAGAAAGAAAGATCAAAACTTGGTGGTTTTCCATTTGGTGATAATAGTGAAAAGAAAATGTGGTCTAATTTATACAGAGCATCTTACAGAGGAAATAGGATAAAAATTGTAGGAGAGTTTGCTGATGGTAATTTACCAATTAATGAAAAAGGAGATATTGATTGGAAAATGAAAGATAAAAATGGTGTGCAAGCTTGGAAGAGAGTTAAATTTATAGATACTCTAGCTCCAAAAAATACCATATTTACATGGGGCGACAATTTTCAGAGAGGTGATTTTGCAAAACAAGTAGACGATACATTTGGTGAAGGGTTTTTTAAAAAATCTACGGAAGCTTATGACACTCAAATAAAAACTGGAAGTAAAAGAGAAACATTTGGTAATTATAAAACAATAAAAAGCAATCTTAAAACAAAAATATTAACTATTGAAGCATTAATAGATAATCCAAAAGCAACTAAAGAAGATATAAATAAATATATAGCTAAAAAAGCTCCAAGGTTTAACATAACAGAAGTTCACCATCCAGATGGTGTGGGAGTTAATCCATGGAAAACAGAACCAACATTTAGATATGCTAATAGAGCTTTAGATAAAGAAGTCATGCAACCCTTAAAAGCAGGTAAAATAAATGCTAAGGAAGCAAAATTAAGAATAGATAAAATTAACAAAGAAATAGGACCGATTAGAACTTTACTTGATGATGGTTACTATGGTGAATATAAAAATACTCAAAAATCAATATTAGAGGCTGCTGAAAATTATGCAAAAAAAATTAAAAATACATTATCACCAAAACTTCGATCTACATTAACAAACAGATTAAATTCAGGATTACCTATTGACAATATATTATCGACAATAGCTAACGATCTTAATATACCTGTTGAACAAGTTAAAAATGTAGCTAGCAAAACTTTAAGAGGTTTTGGTAAAGCCACCGCTGTTGCAGAGCCTGTGTTTGCAGCGCTCGATGCGAGTGAAGCATTTAGAGCAGGACTATCTGGCAAACAAACAACTAATTATGTTGTAAGAAGATTTATTGATGGTGTAGCTAACTTACCTGCTTTAGTAAAAGGTGGTTTTGATTTTGCTGTGGATAAAACAAAAGGAGAAGATGCAAAATTTGAAATGCCTTACGAAGTTACTCTTGGAAAAGATTATAAAGATAGAGTTTTAGAACAAACCCCTAAAGAAATTTTAGATGCTAGAAAAGCACAATTAGAATTTGATCAAAATATTTTACCAGGTATGACTATGGTTGATGATATAGATATACCAGCATCAAAAGCAGAGATAGAGGCAGCCAAAAATAAATTTATGAATGAGAAAGGTGTTGATCTTTCTGTGCTAGATAATCTTGAAGAAGACAAAACAGAACTATCTCCGATACTAAAATCTTTAGTTACACCAGACGAAACGTTACAAGATTTTATGGCACATGGTGGCCGTGCAGGATTTAGTAACGGTGGTGCAGCAGGAGCTGATGACAACTTTGCAGCAGAGCTAGAATATTTTTTTACAAACCCAGATGCAGAGTTGCCTAAGATGCAAACTTATAAAGAAACTATGAATCCAATAACAATATTAAATGATATTATTGATCCTAGAAACTATCCATACTATGCAGATGTGTTAGCTAGATCTGGTGTGCGTATTGGTGAGTTCGCAACAAGAATATTACCCGCAACAGGAAAACTAGTATCTGATCTTATACAAAAACCAGCATTTAAAATTACAGGCACTGGTAATAATTATGTTCAAGATTATACCGATGTTCTACCATCTAATATTAAAGGCACAGGAATATTCTCAGAATTTTTAGAAAACATAACACCAACAACACTAGAGAAAAAAATTGGTCTTGATAAATTAATTAAAACAGAAGAACAAAAACAAATTGAAAGAGGTTCTACTATTGGCCCTAAAGTTTTTGCAGATACTATTGGTTTAGGTGTTGAGGTTACTGCTCCTATATTTCCTGGTCTTAAATTAATAAACTCATTTGCAAAAGCTAGAAATCTACCAAACGATAAAGTTACACAAAAAATATTAGAGAAAGAAATTGACAAAGTTTTAAGTGAGAAAGGTATGACTCGAAGAGAATTTTTACAGTCAACAGGTGCAGGTGCAACGGTTGTTATGGCTAAGATGCTTGGTCTTATGGACATAGCACCAAAAGCAGCAAAAGTTGTACGAGCAGCACCTATTATGGATAACACTGTTGAAGGCATGCCTGCATGGTTTAAAGATGCGGTATACGCTATTGAAAGAAAAGGTCTTTTAAAATCTAGAGGAGATATAAAAGGTATAGAGCCAAATTTTTTTGAAATAACTCTTGATACAAAACTAGGTAAGAAAAAAGTATTGATGAGTAAAAATGATACAAATGGTGAAATTACATTAGATTGGACAACAAATTATAATGATATGGATCTTCCAGTAACCATAACTTATAGACCTGGTCAATCAGGAAAACAAAATTTCTTGTCTGATCCGGAGTTCCCACACTCTGTAGAAAAATATGATGTAGAGGTTGAGGCGCCAGAGTTTGAGTATAAAATAGTTGATGTTAAAAGTATGGGACCTGAAGATACTAATTTTGACTCTGCTATAAATCTAGATATCAAAGAGGAGGCAGATGCTGTAGTTGAGGCATTAGAGGATTTAGGATTAGGTCTAACTAAAAAACAAAAGAAAGAGGCATCAGAGAATTTCAGATATTATGACGAGGTAGAGTTAGATGAGGGCTCAGGTCCTGGAACAGCAAATCCAATAGATGAAAGTGATGCGTATACATTTTTAGATATGATAAAAAGAAACACAGATAAATGATCAAAAGACTAACTAGAACAGTGCCCCCTAAAAGAGGGCCTAATCCACAGGGGTTGAATGTTCCCTTAAAACAGGTTAAAACAATACCTCCGGAGAATATAAATGGCAGATATAGACAAGTCGTTACCAAACGTAAAAACATCAATAGAGGTTGATCCTCAAGAAGAAATTCAAATTGAACAGGAAAAAGCCATAGAGGC